GTGACTGTGTAAGTGCCATTGTAGGTTCCGGCCCCGGTAACAATGACAGATTGCCCCGGCACAAAATAATTTGGCCGGATAGTTGTGAAATAAATGACGGCATTATCCACATTGGCAAATGTCACCGATGATTGGTATTGCGTAAGTAAAGGCAAAATTGTCTGCTCAGCTGAATCAATAAATGAATCAAGCTGTGCGTCAGAATATAAAGAAACCGAGACACCAAGAATGGATCGTAGCTGTGAGGCTGTGACTATTGCTGGCATCTCGGTTCCTTTCGTGTCAGTAGCGTTCGGGAGCGACCGCTACCGATTTTGATTTATTAGTTATCAGGTCTGGTTCCAGCATGCGCCAAATGGAATCTTTGGAGCAATTGCTGCATAGCCATAGTAAAGAATGTCAATAGTTCCATCGCTTTGAATTGCTGTGCGCAATGTAAAGCGTGGTGACTCATACCATGTCCAAGCATCTGGATTAACAACAACCATTGAGAAATCTCCGGTTGATGTTGTTGGGCCAGCGTTGCCAATTGAACGAGAAACAAAGAGATTGAGACCCGGTGAAACTACACCGCGCAATGAATCGCCTCTCACATTACCGGCTGCATTGGATGGTTGCGCTGCGTTGTATAGCGGCGCGCCATTGTCGTTATAGCCCATGATATTTGTCCATTGTCCAGGAGAAACAACGATGTTACGAGCAAAGCCGAGTGATGATGAATAAACAGCACCAGCAGCTTGAGATGTGTAAGCCAAGAATCCTGTTGATGAGTTTGCATTCACACCAGTTTGCTGACCTGCACCAGCAATTGTGCCAACGGCAAATTCGTCAGTCACTTTTGCATAAGCAAATTCAAGATTCTGCAAAAGAGCTGTTAGATATTCTGGACGGCTGCGGTCAATGAGTTCCACAGTTGAAATTGCGCGACCTTTAAAGCTTTGAACAGGTACGCTCAAAAATGTTGCTGATAGTGATGATTCTGTAACAGGTGCATTTTCTGCAACATTTGCCACAGTAGGCACGGCAGTAACGCGAGGAATTTCAAATGTCATTCCTTCGCCCACAAGTGTTTCACGGCTTAGCGCATCAATCATTCCGCGATCAGCGTTAGCCAATGCATTAACAACCTGTGTGCTTTGAGGCGTTGGCACCATTCCGGGTGCTGTGCCAGTCGTATTATCGGCGGCCTTGATGTATTGGCGTGAATCTTCATCATGAAGAATTGTTGCCTTTAGATAGTGCTCAAGGTATGAAACCTTTGACACAATTGGTGATCGTGGTGCTGTGTAATAAGCAGGTCGTGATGCCTGCACAGCCTCAGCTGGAGCCTCTACCGGTTCAGCGGCAGGAGCGGTGTTTTCGGTAGTGTTATCCACTTTGTCTCCTTCATTTGGGTTTGTTGTCTCTGTAACTGTTTCAGTTTCAGAATCTTCTGATGCTGCTACCTCTGAAACGCGTGCAGATCGCACGGCTGGTTCGGTAACAAGTGCCACGCCTTTAAGCTGGCCATTCAAAACTTTCATGGTGCCATCCTTTTGCATTTCATAATTATCAACGGCCAATTCAATGCTGAAACCATCGCGCAATCCATCCATGGCCTCAACCAATGCATCGGTGCCGGCTGTTGTGTTAGCAATTTTAAATGTCGCAGTCATTTCTTTATCATTAACACTCATGGCAATGCTCTTTCCAATTCTGCGTGTGTTGTCATGCTCAAGGTTTAGAAAAACATCTTGAGGCACAATTGATCCACGGGCAAATGTGACCTTGCCTGTTGATGCATTTGCCTGCTCGTTAAATGCAACTATGCGGCCGGTGATTGTCCGAGAATCGGAATCAGCTGCCGTAATTTCCATCGGTGTTGTTAGCTTCATGAGATCATATCCTCCATTTGTCTAATTTCATCGGTAGTAATTGCTCCGATGTCGAACAAAATCTTGTAAATCTCTGCACGCTCTTTTTCTGAGCCGCGCAAGTAAGCCTTCAAATCAAATTCAACGCGCTGTGTTGATGGCGTAAAATCAGGCATTGAGAGCCTGCTGCTAATGCTGTTCATTAGAGGCAATAGCGAGAAATCCAACAAAGTTTGACGCGCCGTGCTGGCGTTTGCATAGGTCATGGATGATCCAGTCGGCGCATCAATAAAGTAAGCCGGAATGCCAACTGCTCTGGCTAATTCTGTTGCAATGATTTCGCGTGCGGCATTAAGGCCAATTTGCTCCGGTGTAAAGCCAACAGTTTCCATTGTGATGTCAGCATTGAGAAACGCTGTGCCACGATTTCTGCGAGCTGCGCCCCAAGCATCAAGCAATTTTGCAATGCGATCAGCTGGCAATGCTGTGCCGTTTGATTTTAAAACCATTGATGGCACGGGTTCGCGTGCATACATTGCGGCAGCTCTTTCAAGCTCTGCACCTGCGCGGATTGTGCGACCCGCTCTATTTAATAAACCTTCATCATTGCCGTAAAACACAACAAGCGATCCAAGGCCTGTGTATGGCACCTGCATTCCATCAACTGTGTAATACTCAATCTGCGTGCCTTTGTCGTTTAAAAACACACCAACACGATTAGGAGCAACGCGCCACATCTCACGAACTCTGCCGGTGTCAGCAAATTCAGACATAATCTGAAAATAACTAAACCCCGTAAAAAGTAAATCTTCGGCAGCCCAACACCAAGATGCAGCTCCCGGCACGCGTTTATCTGGATCATTTATCACAACGGGTTGATCAACAACCTGACCTGTTGTTTTGTCGCGTGTAAGCATTGGAATTGTGGCAATTGAATTGCAAATCATATTTCTTGCGCGTGCAATTGCTGGCACACTCATTGCTTCTTCACGGCTTGCAAGATAATCCGCGCCGCCAAATGGATAAAACGCATCTAGCGTAGGAGCCGGGCCAATCGATGCAGCTATGTCAGCACCGCGCATAGGCGCGACAGCTTGAATCGTGCGTTTGCGGTCAAATAATCCCATGGGCGCATTTTCTCAAAATGTCAAGCATCAACCCACTAAAATATCTATATCCGTTTCCGGGCGTGTCGCATAGTGTGTGCATAGCGCGGCTGCTACGGCAGCACACACGGCCGATTGGCTGGCACGCCTTCCAATAACCCAACCGCCATCACCGCGCCTCAATTGCACGGCTGAAAGCATTTGCTCGGTCAGCGATGATTGATTGCGATGCTTTAAACGGCCAGAATTGATTGCACCTAGCAATTCATCGCAAGCTTGCGGGTAATCGGCATCCATGTCATGGATTGGAATGCCGGCTGGCTGCATTCGAGCTGCAACAGCTCCGGATGTGCGGCGGCTGTATAGCAAATACTCGATGGGATATTTTCGGCAATAACTAGCTGCATCATTGGCAATTGCCCGATCATCTAGCTGAATGGTGTTTTCCCATGTGTGTAATAGCTTTACCACAAAGCTTTCTGATTCAAGCTTTTGAGCCGCGACTAATGCACAATGTTTTCTGTCCGGTGAAATATCAATGGCCATCCATGTCAGCTTGTCCTCATCAAGATCAATAGTTTCATCTCCACAGGCTTGCCACTCTTTAGCACCAATAACGCTGGAAATTGTTTGAACCCAACGATTCAAAACCTCGGTTTGCACCACATCGGCAGGATCATTAAAAACGGCTCGGATATTGTCGGGGTGAATCGTTATGTTGAGGCCGGGATTTGCAAACGCTGCATTTTCTAGTGAAATTTCGTCAGTCGGTGCCGACCACTCAAAATAGCCCACATCATCGGATGCACCACTAGCTGCTGCCAATCCGCGCTCGCGCAATTGGTTGAGCACAATGCTGTGAGAATCACCGGCCGTTGAAAAGCAATTGACCTGTGGATTTTTGGCAGCCATTAATGTGTATCGCATTGCGGCAAATGTTTCCATGTCGTGCAGCTCTCGGATTTCATCCATGTGGATGCTTTCCGGTTTTGACAAACCTCTAGCTGCTGATCCACCAGCTTTTATAATAAAACGCGATCCTTCCAAGGTTTCTATCTCCTCGGCTCCATGTTGCCACCTAATCCGCTTTACGCGTTTAGCCAAATCATCATGGCTTTCCACAATCTGCACAATTGCTCGAAATTGCTCTAGCGATGTCACCAACCGGTGAGCTGTCGAAACCTGCAAGCTCTCTTGCCAATGAAATAAACCCATCAAGATTCTGGCCATCATGTAAGTGCTCTTACCATTTTGGCGTGCGACTGTGGCCACCGAGATTGGATGATGATAGCGGCCATCGGGTTTTATCTTCAGCGAATGCTCGGCCAAAAACTTTTGCCACGGCATAAAGCCGCCTTCAATGATCTGGTCGGCAAAATCAATCAATTCAAAGCCGCGTGATGGCAAATCATTGAGCGGTGAGTGGATTCGTGGAGCTGTTACCGGCAAAAAAACCGATTCCAGCCCATCTGAGCCTAGTTCAGCCGTATCGCTACCAACTATGACCTGTTCATCCTTAATCATGACTTATCGACTCGTTTTGGGGTATAAACACACCATGGAGAGTCGGGGGTGTTCCTTCCGTATCAAAAAAACGGCCTCCTTTGGCTAAATTGCAGCTTTGACACAATTGCCTAAGATTCCATAGCTCATCGCCTCCACCTAAACGCTTTGGGATTACATGATCAATGTGCATTGGGCCTTCGCTTTGGGCGCATTGCTGGCAACAGCCATCACGCTTCAACACTAGCTCTCTAATCTTACGCCATTGCCTTGAGCTGCCACCTTTCCAGCCACTAGACATCAATGCCACCCATGCTTTCGCCAATGTGCCAATGCACCATCGCAAATCTTTCCAGAATATCTGTGATTGATATAGCGCAAGCTCCAGTCAATCATGCGATACCCATCAAGGTTGCGATACTTTGTATTTCTCATTTGACCTAAACCAAAGTGATTGCCATTGGGATTGATAGCTTCTACTCGCCAATTGCTTTCTTTGGTAATCAATGTATTAAAGCATTGGAATTCTTTGTAGTTGATGATCCTTGAATGTGCATAAAGTTTCAATGAATCAATTGATGCTTGTTTCACATCTTTTGTTGCATGTGCCGGTGTAATGCCAATTACACATAGCACGGCCCAAACCATCAAACATCGGCCGCGAGCTATCCGGCTCACCGGCTCGCTACCTTGTGTAGATGGTAATGATGCTGTCAAGCAAGGAGCGTAATCTTGAGCGAGTCCCACAGCTTTCACACACCTGTGGATAACACCTGTGGATAACTTTCTCATTGGCTCAACTCATCAATCCGGGCATCATCCACAATCCTGATGCCAAATGTGCCGCATCCCATGCATTGTGCAAACCACTCATGCTCTGTTAATTCGGCACCTTTCTTTAATCCAAATCGTTGCTTAGGCTTTCCGTAAAGCTTCTTGCATATTGCGCAATCAAATTGCAGGATGTGCATAGTTGCTCCTAATCAATGTCTCAATGGGTTGCAGATTAACCTGTGGCACAGTCCAATTGTTTTGGCTAGTGTTTTTATATCTAGGCTTTTTTGCCACAGCTACGGGCATCCAGCCCACAATGTGCATCTTAGGTGCGTTGCCTGTAACTAACACAGCAATGTCACGATCCTCGCGGTCGCTCTCCTGTATCCACAAATTGCTGTTGGGATTGGGTGACCATTTGACCTCAATGTGTTCGCCCACATCGGCCTTTGATTTATCCCATGTGATGCCAGGTTGATAGTCATAACCTAATCGCTTGGCCACCACCATCTCAGCCAACATTGATTCGCCCATTTGTGCCACATACTCGAACCATGAAAGGTTTTTGACGATGCGTGAGCTGTGGTCGGCTGACCTGTCATGGCAATGTGATATGGCTGCAATCATGCATTGCACCTCCTCAATGCGATTTATCATCGGCATTCACCACAAAACCAAATGATGTTTTCGGTTCGGTCATAACCTTTTTGGTAGCCAAATTGATCTAATCGCCTTAGCTGTGAGCATTTGTCACATTGCTCAATTTTGTATTCTTCCACCAGCACACCATTGCATAGCAATTTGGCTGTCATGCTCTGTGGATGGATGATTTCAATGTAATCGCTCATTTTACCGATATCCAAATCATTGCCATTAATAGCACAATTTCAACAATCAAAAGGCTTACAATCAATCGTTTTTTTGTCATAATCAGACCTGCGGCTTAAAGGTGCCATCGCTGGTCAATACATACCATTGAGGTTTGCATTGCTTTTCTTTAATTTTTTCGCTGCAAAAGTATCCCGCCCAAGCTTTAGGTGCATCCGGTTTGCTTTGATTCCATCGCATTGATCCATGTGCGCACATTGGCACGCCATTAACCGCCCATCCAGTTTCATCAACTTGTTCGGCTTCTTCTCTGGTCTTATAGCTTGGCACATCGCCATGCTTTGTTGTCCAGTAGTCATAGTCGGCAGCTGGTGTTTCCGTCTTAACCAATGTCATAACCTCCTTTGTGGCCTTTTCCGTGCCACCCATAACCAAGGCCATCACGCGCATCAAAGCTGAGGTGCAAGTATCTTCAACCATCCAACGCCTCATTTTCTCGCTGTAAGCTGCAAGAAACCCATGTGCATAATCAATGCCGGCAGGATCAATCTCGGTCTGATTGCGCCATGCTTTAGCTTGAACCAGCACATAGCCTTTTTCGGCATTAAATTCAATGATGTGCGTTTCAAGCCGGCCTTGCGGATATGTGGCAATCCACCTGTCAGTCCGCTCTTTATTGCCTTCGTATGAGTCCATGAACGCCATTAGCGCACCGCCTGACCTGATGCATGTCGGCCTACGGCCTTGCCTCGCTGATAGCCATCTTTGTGGCCTTCTTTGTATCCCACCGCATAGCTGCAAATGGCCCATAAAATGCAGGCCACAACCATAAATATAAACACACCAATTTCACCTGATGTCATTTTTTGCTCCCGTTTCTGGGAGCCGTGTCTCAGCTCCCAAATACAGAGTGACAGGCACAGCCGACATTTTCAAGAATCACGCTCAAATCATGGCGTGTCGTTACCGCTTAAACGCCGTTCAATAGTTTTTTCATATTCTGATTTTGGTTTGTCTTTGAGGCCATTTGATGCCAACACACCACCCAATGAACCGGTAAGAAAGATTGCCAAAGTCTTTAGCAAATCAATGAAAGCTGCATCATTAGGAGATTGGTTGCCAATTGGTTGAGTTACAAAAATCAAAGCGTAAGTAATGCCTAAAGTAACAACGAGAAACACAATGGCCAAAACCGAGCCAATTAGAAACATAAGCCGCGCTTTGATGTCCTCTTGGCTCAATCGTTCTTTATTTTTGGAGGCCATCACCAATCACATCCTCGGTGCAGGTGCCAGTTACTTGGCATTGTGGTTTTTGACATTCCGGGTTTTTCCAATTCTCAAATTCTTGGCATGGATACCTGACCCATCCATCATAACCACACCCGGCAAGGCTTAGCGATAAACCTAAAGCTAAACCTGCCGCGCGTAGCTTCAAAATCACTTTCCAGTTGATCCAAATGCTTTGTCAGCTGGATTGAGCCAGCGCAAAATGACGGGCACAACAGCTGCCACGCCACCCATTGCTATTTGCTTCCAATCTCCACCAGCCATATAAACGGCCAATGCAGCTGCGATGTATGAGCGAGCCCATGATGCGGCAATTGCTTTTGCTTTATCCATTATTTTTCTCCTTTTGGTCGGTCGGGCAAATCACCCGAAAACGGGCCATAAGCTGGACGGCCGTAACCGACAACAAATGACCTTGCTCCCAAAGTTCTTGATTTCACCATGACTTCGCCGCCATTGCGCTGATCGCCAGCACCGCTGGTGTTGCCTTCAATTGTCACGATTTGTTTCTCCGATACTCGGATCACTAAACCAATGTGATTGATTGTAACCTTGTCATCAATGATAAAATCGAAAAACACAAAATCACCAATCTTAGGTGTTTCGTGCCATTGCTTGTTTTTTTTAAATGCCTCAGCTCCGGCTTTGGTGCTGACTACATTTGGCACTTTGACACCAGCTTGATCCGCGCACCAATTAAGGAATGACCCACACCATGGCAGCTTGTCGGCTTTCATGTGTTTGCCATACTTTGTCTCGTTGTTTCCAGTCTCAGCTGTGCCAACCTCGGCCAGAGCAATCTGAATTAAACGCGGCAATGTGCCTTGTGGGAACATTAGAAACCCAATGCCTTCAAATCGTCAGCAGTCAAACCAAGTGCTTCAAGTTTTGCAGTCGCGGCCAATTTTTTGGCTTCGGCTTCTGCTTGCAATTCTGCGCCTTTTGCAATTGCTTCTTGTTGCTTTTGATATTCTGCATATTCTGCATTTGTCATTTCACGTTCAATGACTTCATTTGTTTCCACGTTATGTTCAAGAATAATTGGTTTAGTCATTATTTCACCCCATATAGAATGTATGTTCCAGCGTTAAATGTTCCTGTGCTAATCGCAAAAGTCAAAGCAGTGATTGCCGTTGAATTTTGGTTGTAAAAAGACCCCGCCTGAAAATACTGTTGCGGGCCGCCTGAAGCCTGACCAGCACCTAAATAGAATTGACCTTGATGTGGCACGGCTGAAGAATAATTAAACAATTCAAATTGAAACACATTTGAACCAGCGTTGTTTGTCAAGGCTAGACTGTTGATTTGTGTGGGTGTTGTGTTAAAAGTTCCGTCTAACGCACGAGCGCTCGCGGTGTCCTTTATGTAAGCAGTGTTTCCGTTGCCGTTAATCGTTGAAATGCTTACCGTGTAACCTGTTGTACCACCGTTAAAATTATATACATTCAATCTCAAATCGGTGTAAGCCTGTGAAATTGAAGTTAAAGCAAGGCTTGACCCGCTAAGTGAACCTGACGCCAAAACTGTCATTCCACCAGCCGAAGGAGT